GTCCAATACGTGATTTGCATATTGCTTCGAACTTTCGCCCAGATGCCTCTGGACCGGATGCTTTTAATGTCGTCCCAAGACGGTGCCTGCTTACCCAAAAGTTGCAGTATCAGGCTCATCGAAAATGGACTTCTTCTTCTTAAGTCCTCGATAAGCATCCTGCAATTCCTCGTAAGTCGGCAATAGCCCCGTCATAGCAGTAAGACCAGCTCTCTCTGCTACACGTTGCAGCTGAGGTCGACGTTTCTCGTAAACCTCTCTTCCCCATCGCCAATACTCTGTTGCCTGTGTGACAATAGCATCTGCGGCGATCTGCTCGGGCAGGGCAGGGGAATTCTTTCTGTGCATATAATTGTGCAAAGATTTGCTAATGGACAGCTCCTCAATTGGAGCAATCCATTGTTGCAATTCCTCATCCCATCGAAAAGCTCGTTTCAAAAACGTAACGTCCGAAAAAGGGATGTATGGAATAGATTCTGCCTCCTTATCGGCCATAGTGTACTTAATTCCACATTTGGCCAACTCGTTCATAACACTCGTGTGGTTGAATTTCTTCTCCTCCGGGTGCACTCCCATGGCATTATCATCTCCATAACACATCAATGCAATTCTTTCATGGAACAACGGAACCCTCTCTCCTTCATGCATCGCGTAATATGTATAACGCATATACAGGCTATTGGAAAGATTGTTAACAATGACAGTCAATGGATGTCCTGATGGGTTTGATCCCAACATGTTGACATAAACTCCATTGTATTCATAAATAGGGCAACAAATTTCAGTCGCAATTCCTTTCATGATTGTCAATTGTTTGTCGTTGTATCCGGCCCTTTTGGCAATGTGAATCATAACATCAAAAGATGCCATCATCACTTCTGGTGAAGCTCGCTTATCATAAGCAGAGTAATCACCAGCAATCATTCTCTCACTCCCGTACTTTGTGAGGTGATTGGCCAATTTGGTCCAATCCGGACCCTGGGCGACGATTCCGACAGCGCATTCGAATTTTTCCCAATTCTTCTGCATGACACGAACAAGCGACAAGTAATACTTTCTCACCAAAAGCAAAAAAGCAAACTCGCAACCAGCAAAAACGCGAACTTTATTCTTAGTCAATTTAGTCGGTTCGTCTTTCAAATTCGCACGAAATATTGTGTGCACGCGTTCTCCGCGCAACAAACATTGTTCCATGCGAACCATTTCCTCCAAAAATTGTTCATCCATGTCCAAAGGACATGAAATGCC